GTTTTATAATTAAAGTATAATACCTGTACTGTATTAGAGTCGCTTTCGTTATAGTTTGCTATTGTCCTATCATAAAATTGATTATTTTGATAACCTGTTTTAGCAATACTATTTAAGTCCTCTTCTGTTAAATCTGGAAATTGCTTTTTTAACTCATTTAAATGAACATTTCTAACTTCACCTACATAATAAATATCGTCAAAATAAGGTGAATCTGTATAAGACCAAACTAAATTAGCTGGGTCCACATAGTCAATTACTATTCCTTCAGCTTTAGAAAATCTATTTTTAACAGCACCAATACCTATAGTGGTTAAATCATAATAAACTCTTTTTCTAGTTAAGTCATAATTATTACCCTCTAATAAAACATTCAGTGCTTGCTCCTCTGCTAATTCTACAGCTTGCTTGTATGAGAGCTGCATGTGCAATTCCAACTCTTCTTTTCCTTCAGGTAAAGTTTCGGGTTGGTTTTCAAATAAATTTATACCGAATTCTGTTTGAACGAACTCGTTTATTTCTTTTGATTGTAAGTCTCTTATTATAGACTCTAAATATTCTGATCTTTTGTATACTCCGTAAGGGTCTTGTGAATAAGCTTTAATATCAAATGATCTGCCTGATATACCATTAACTACTATATCTACAAACTTAGGTATAATAGGCACTGGCTTCCAATCTATATTCAAATATGATAAATCACCATTAATAGATAATTCATCTTTATATTTCTGTATTGACTGCTCGCCTCTGGCATATAGCCTTAATCTATGAAATGTGTTTTGATTGCTTTTAAATCTTGATGTGCCCGAATCGGATTTAAACCATTCATCTTGAATAGCTCTACCAACTCTCAATCCATATTCTGGAGAAATTTTCTCAGCGTCGCTTGCAACTTGACTTGGAAAAAAACTGTTTATAACTGACTCAGCCATATGTTTATTTTATTATTTGAGATATTGCACCGCTGTTTTTGTATTTAGCAATATGCAAGTTTAATTTTGGTTTTAATACTTTTGGGTTCGGCGCATATAAGTGTCTATTACAAGCCATTATTGCCAATCCCGAACTAATGGTTGCATCAAATTTTGTTCTTTTAGTTATATCAAACTTAGCCCAATCATTTAAGGTGGCATTAAAATACATACCTCCGTACTCACCGGAGTCTTTAACTCCAACATGAGATTGTATATAAGTTTCAATAGCTGCCGCGTGAGCCTGCTTTATATCTTCGCTGGAATTAGGTATACCACCTACTTCTTTTTCTGCAACGGATAACTTATTCCATTTTTTATCAGGTCTATTCATTGAGTAACCTCTATAGCCTCTTCTTTTAAAATAATATAGTAATCTTGGTTTATTATTTTCTGCTAACAACGGCATTCCGTAAAACACGCAAGCCATTAATACATCTTCAAAAAACATTTCTGCAGTTGCTGGTCTTGCAATATATTCTAAAAAAAATTGGTTTGGCGGGTGATCTTCCATACTAAATTTGGTCAACCCGTGTAAAGAACCCTTAGATCCTTTACCATCTGTTGTGCCTGATATATCATAAGAGTCACAACCAAAAGCACCCATATGCTCATTGCCCGGATATTTTAAACCGTTTTTTATTACTTGCCTATTTTGTATATTTGGATTTGGAACCCAAGCAATATTAAAATTACCTTTAGGATTTGGAAGGAATAATACCCTGGAATCTTTAACTCCATATTCCCATTGAAAATTGCCCGTCGTTATTACGCTGGTATTTCTTAAATCCTCGTTGTAATCTATTTGTTCGTATATTTTTACTAAATTAAATATACTGTTTTTTGTTTCATCTCGGAACGCATGCTCCTCTGTCCTTGGAAACTGTCTATAATATTCATTTAAAGCGTCTTGATCGCTCTTTAAACCCTCAGCTTCATTTTGCCAATGCTCAATAACTCCGACGTCAATGAGCGTTCCGTGGACATCTTCACAATGTTTATGTGGGGTATCGAATACAGGCATTCCATAAGAATCAATGAATCCCTCGTAATTCCATTCCATAGGTATGAACAAAGAATATAGTCCTGACTTAGTCTGTCCATTGCGGTTTCTTTTTGTAACGTCCGAATCATTGTAAAGTTTTTTAAAGTTATCACCTCCTTTGTCTAAAGCATTGCTTGTAGATCCCATCATACACTTGCCAATAACCCGGCTACCTAGTCTTAGCGTGGTTTTCGTAACACGCCAGTTGTTGAGGATGTTGTCCGGCCTTTCCCATTTCCCCGATTCGTCGTGGACAAGTAAGGCGAGCTTCTCACCGTCGTAGGAGTTATCACCTGTATTCTTCCAGTCGATGGTGGTGTCCAATCCGGAAAGCTCCTCGGCTTTTTCCTTGGTGAGTATCTTCTTTCTTGTAAATTTACTGGCGGGTACTCTATACGCCAGTTCGGTCTTGGGGCGGTCCATACCGTCCTGTATTGGTTTGAAAAAGAAGGGATAGTTAACTGATATGGGTACCACCTTATCGGTAAACATCTTCTTGGCATCAGACCCAGACTTTGATAAAATGCCATATCTGGAGTCAGAAGATATGGTCGCCAAGTTAACCACCTCTCCTGAGGCCATAAATGAAAATCCAGAACGCCTGTTCTTAAGGTAGCACATTCCATAGGATCTAGGGTCAGCCTTACAAGCCTCCCAGAAAATGAAGAATAATCTATTTGCTTCCCGAAACTCTGGCTTCCCAACGTCAATTTTACTCCACTGCAAGTACATGTAATGAGTACCAGTAATGTAAGTAGTAACGTCTTTGTTATAAAACCAGTAACCCTCTTCACGTAATTTAAATTGTTCATCTATATATGGTTCCCATTTTTCTTTGAAATCCTCTGGGTATTCCCTCCACTCAAAAGCATTAGCAATTCGCTTTAATTCTTTAGGGTACTCATGAGAAGTCCATTTGTTATCTCCTTTAATTATTTTAGTAGGCTCTTTAGGTAAAGCTATTTTAAGATTTTGTATTTCGTATATTTCACCTATTTGCCCATTTTTGGATATAACAACTACATCATGTTCTTTATTATAACCATATGCCCACTTCTTAGATTTGTTTAATCTAGTAATTGTATTTTTCTTTATAGGTGTTACAACCTTATATAAAGTTTGTTTATACATTACTTTGATCTTTTTTCAGCAAATCCGCCAAAAGCTTCTTTTTTCTTTTCTTCTTTTGGCTTATCAGACAACATATTTTCTTCTGCCTCTATTCTATTTAAAATTTCAAATGCATCAAATATAGCTAGCTTTTTAGTTGCAGCTGCGTTTTTTAATCTATCTGCAGCTAAATCTTCATCAGACTCAACAATCGCTTCTTTAGCTACCTTAATTAATTCTTCAACCGCTTTGTGCCCAGCTTGGATTATATGCTTTTTCGTTTCCTTTATATTCATATTTAATTGTAATTGCATTGGTTGGAACTCGGTATAATCTATGCCCGTCTATTATAAACTCGTATTCAGAATTAGGCTTAAAACCTACTAAAGAGTTTATGTATATGTTTTCATCCATTAAACTTGGATCTATATACTTTATAATGCCTTTTAAAGGCTCTTCTTTGTCTATAGAAAACTTATCTGTATTTTCTATTGGCTTAACAAAATTAAAGCCATTTAAAGCCTCCCATTCAGATTCTCTCTTATAAGCATATATTTGATCTTCTGCCACAAAATATAAATTGTTTTCGTAAAAGCTTCTGCTTTTTTTCTCAACACCTTTTATATCTCTAAATGTTCTAAAAACATTATGATGCACAACAACTTCATCGCCTTTTTTAATACCTGTATTATTTTTTACAGGTGTAGAAACTACAACCCCAATTCTATTAGTAAATAAATGGTTTTGTAATTCTGTATTTAATATAAAGCTTTGAGGTTTTTGTTCTTTAGGCATAACCATAAAGTCAAAAACAGTCTTCATTAATAATCTATATTATATTCAACGGCAACAGCCATGTTTTTATTAAAATCTTTCCAAGGTATAATCTCATCCCCTTTTTTAATATATATAGAAAATTTGTCTTTATCCTCTAGTATACTATCTATAATATGACCACCATACACTTCCTGGTCAACAGAATAGTGCATGGCGTCGTTCTTATAGTCTTTACCTATACTAATCTTTCTTATCAGATTCATTTTTTCTAATTTCACCGGTTTTAATATCTACTGATACATCTCCGTATTCTTTTTGTAAATCCGCCTGAAGACCGTCAAGTTTTGTTTTACCATTAGCAATTATATGCAGTAGCTCGTGCTTTTGAGCTTCCAAACCACCTATTTGTGATTGTACGTTTTGCAATTGGTTTACTAAACCTTGCAATTCCTCTAATTGCGCTTTTTTAATTTTCTTTGCCATTTGATTTAATTTTATTTATTTTTAATTGTTTGAAATTTTTCCGCACCTCGTGATCCGAAATAAGCTACATAAACTGTAACTAAAAGTGTTTGAAGCAAATCTACCCATCCAGCAGATACGCTAAAGCTCCACTCAAAGCTATCTAATAGTATTAAAAATACCATTGATATTGTTAAAAAGATTAAGCTCATTGGCCTTGTATTCTTACTAAGCCATGAATCGGATTTCATATCTGAATCCCATCTTTTTGATACCTCTTGCATTTCCACCATATCCATTTCTAAAAGCTTCATAGCTTTTTCTTT